GTGACCCATCACCTTTAAATGGATTATGGAAAGGTGCATCTGAGTTCATCTTTACTGGTGCATTAATCCTTGTTGCAGGAATAATAATAAAATTTGTATTTTTTAGAAAAAGAAAGGTGGGGTTCTAATGCTTAAAAAAACTTTGATGACTTTAATGTTATTTATAATCTCAATGTTTATTATATTAGAAGCACCAAAAGCCCATGCTGTTATAGTTGAAGATACTGGTTCTCTTGGACTCTGGCATGTTAATGATGGTAATACGTATTTATATACATAAGAGATTAAATGCAAAAGATTATAATAATTTTTATACATCAATTGGTGATTTCGGTTATACTATTCCCGGTTCAGATGCACCACAATATAATATCGAATCTGATAGTGAACACTATTTGAATTTCGGTATTGCTCATATTAATTTCAACAACGGAACAAATAACCAAATAACAAATCCAAATCCCGAAGTATACACAAGGTTCTATATTCAAATGAAGACACCAGATGGACAAGATAGAATTGTTTATGAGGCTGAAAATGCAAATGCAATCTCATTTTTAATACGATCAACTTACCATAAACCTATGTCTGGATTAGTTGGTGGATTTAGATTTGATCCCTTATTAGGAATTAGAGTCTATAAGGACTCTTTTGTGCTTGCTGATGAACTAGCAAGGATTCAAAGTGAGTTTACTACTGTATACGGTAATTCAGGTATTAATGTTACTGAAAATACAACTAACTACAGCGTTAGAATGTACTGGGAATCTGCTGTAGTTGTAGAACCCGGTGAACCAAGTCCGGAAAATCCTATACCATGGTTATCAAACCTACCAAATATTACTGATGGCAACCCTGAAAACATTGATGGCCAATGGGGTAATGTTACCGGCTTTAATTACAACCCTACAACAAAATTATTTAATGCTGATGTAATCTATGATGGCAATTCTTATCCAATACGTGATGCTGTTGTTGCATCTAATGATGATTCATTTTTGACTAGAACAGAAAAAGCGTACTACTTCACTCAAGGTGGACAAAAGTTCTTATATCTCAATTTCAGTAAAGATATTGACTCATTCATGTTTAAAAACCACTATTCAGAGTTAAAAAATTGGGTTGGTCATGCATTATGGAATCTATCAACCGGTGAAGTCAATGTAATGGAACAGCTTAAGGTATTTCAGTATTTAAAATTTACTGAAGATAACGAACTAATGGCTTACTTCTACATAGTTGATACACCCGTAGATGATCTCATTTCAGTTACATCTAATGTAGCTTATAGATACTGGAAACCTACATGGTTTGGTTTAGGGCCTAAAGAACCAGGACCAATCCAGAATAAAATCATAACTGCAGCCCAAGGTGAGTTTAATTCAATTAGACCTACCTGGGTAAAACCTGTATATTTAGGTTCTTATTTTGCAGGTGCAAGCGGATTAGTTATAGCTGGTTCTGCACTGATTAAAGGTGGTTCGCCTTGGTTTGGTTTAGGATTGGCCGGTGTCGGTATTCTAGCTGGCGGCATCTTACAATATGCAGATGATAATGAATGGTTAAACTATGACATTGCTCAAGTACAAAAACTGGAGCCCAATGTAAATATTAGAAGCGAGATATCTGAAGCATACTTTAATGCATATGGACAAATGTTCCCAAGTACACTAGGCCAAAGTTTATATAGAATTAGTTATGGACAATTTGACCAATCTGATCTACAAGTTATCAGTGATAAATCAGATGTAATCACTGTTGTTTTTGAAACGGATGGTATAACTCATACTTACCAAAAAGACCAGATAGATGATACCTGGGATGGACCAGCAACTGAAATTCCACTTGGAGTAGACGGTATATTACCAGAGTGGGCTTTATGGTTGATTACTATTGTTATAGGATTATTTGCATTATCAAATTTACAAAAAATATTTGACACCATTAAGAAAAAGCCGATAATTTCTATTATCGTTGTTATCGCAATTCTATATGCCTTGACCTATTTTAATTTGCTGTAGGTAAAGTCTATGAGCGTACTAGAAACTATTAAGGTGATATGGGAGAACATAAGCGGTTATCTTCAATGGATTGTACCTAGCTTAGTTATCTTAATTATCGTTGTAATACTAGCATCTATGAAACGTGGCATGACGAATTTTGTTCTTAATATACGTGAAATATTTAGTAGCAAATGGTGGGCATTCATATTCTTCATTCTTCTGTTTTTGTTTGCTATCTTCTGGAACGATTTTAGAGAAAGTATCGGGATGTAACATGGAAAAATTTATTGATTCATTCTTTAATAAGTTTGATAGTGGTGTGCATCTATTAACTAAGTTATTAGATGCATTTTTCCATGTTCAAAAATCTTTGATGGATATACTTTCTGACATTATTTTTAAAACAATTGGTTTATTTGTAGAGTTTACAAAGCGTATTTACAAGTTCTTCAGATGGTCAACAATACCAATTAACTTCATCATAGTAAGAGTATGGTGGCTATGGTATATATTTAGATTTGAAGATTATGACCCTTTAATAAATCCGGGTGTGCATTATATTAGAGCCTTACCTGGTGGTGGTAAATCATTACTAGGATACCAACTAGCTAATACCATCATGGATGAAACCGGATATTCTTCATATATTAGTGCAAAATTAGAAAAGCCAAAAATCACACCTGATGGTAAATACTATTACGTAAACCATCAAGTAATAGACATTAAAAGTTATTATAAGAATGGTAAGAAAGTTAAGCGTTTCAACACCGAAAAATTTAAGTCCCTAATCCTTGATGAGTTTCATGTTTTAAATAATCAAAGACTTAATATGCAAAAAGAAAATAAAGATTTCTTTATACCATTTATTAATGATCTAGTTTTACTTAGACACCAAGGGTTTTCAAATAACATTTACTTGTTAAGCCAGATACCAAATAATGATGTGCAAATCATGTCGATATTGGCTGGTTATCATGAGTTAAGCCTAAAGAAAGGTGTAAGTTACTGGCAGTTTATTAAGACGGGTAAATTAAGAATTGTGCCACTTAGAATTAAAATAAAACACTACTCTATTGAATGGAATGATAGTGGTGTATCTAAAAAAAGACTTATTAGAACCACTAATAGAAAAGTTGATTTAGAAAGATTAGAGTACTTTGATACATTAGCAGAAAGAGATCGAGATAAAGACTTACCACTCGACTTCAAATAAGGAGGATTATATTATGCAAGAAAATGCAATGGAAGCCGCAAACTGGGCTTTAACAATATTCTTTTACGGTTTGTCATGGTTTATAGCTGTTGGTTCAATTATGATTTTATGGCCAGTATGGGAATACCTAAAGAAAAAGGCACACGAACAAAAATTAAAGGGTGAAGAGATTATAGTTGCTCAAGCTATGACAGAACAAAAATTAACAATTGATTTCTTACGTGAAGAAGCTGCAGTTAAAGAGCTTGAAAGGCTAAAGGCTGAGTCTTTAGAAATCAAGGAACGTAATGCTGTTGAAATAGATGGTATTGATTACCAAGGATTAACAACTATAGAGCTCAAAGCAAAGGCTAAAGAGTTAGGTATCACAGGTATATCAAGACGATCTAAAAATCAGTTGATTGAAGATATCAAACAAGCACTGATTGAACAAGCTGTAGAAACTGAAAATGTGGTGCTCAATGATGATGCACACGCACATGCGGTTGCATCAGTATAATGTATATATTTATATATACAATTATCTTTGCGCGTTCGCACATTGTAGTGATGTAATTTTATCCACAAATATTGTGGGAAGTTTTCCAGCCTACATGTCGTATAATAGTGATTACATGTAGGTTGGCCAACCTTTCATATTTTATATATTGAAAGGGATTTTAAAATGAACATTGAAAAAGCACTAATGAATTATTACGAACTAACACTAGCTAGTTATGAAGATAGTACCAATAGATATCATTACAGAATAGTACAACACTTAATAAAAGGTTTAAAGTATATTAAAGTTAAGAAACTTGAAAAGGTTGATATCACAATAGGATATAAGTTGATCGATTATTTAAAGAATCATACACACAATGGAAATAACTCAATTAAAAAAATAATAAATTACTTAAGAAAAGTGATGCAGCATTACCGCATCACTACTTCTATAATTGATTTACCTCATCTACCAAATGATACCAAGCCTTTTGAGAGGTTTTATCATGATGACCTAGAGTTAATCATGACTTACACTAAAAACCTTAATTCCAGCAAAAACAGCATCACTTATAAATCTTTCATTAGGTTATTATTAGATTCAGGTTTAAGAGTATCTGAAGCATTAAATATAAAAATATCAGATATGGATTTTAAGAACAAAGTTATAAGAGTCTTATCATCAAAAACTAGGAAGCAGCGTTATGCTCCATTTAGTAGTTTCAGCCTAAAATATATTAAAGAACTTATAGAAGTTAATCCCAAGAGAGATTACTTATTCTACAATTTTATTAAGGATAGGCAAACTAATAAAAATGATATTAAGCTATTCTATAAAAGATTAAAGAAACATCTAAATCTTGAAAGAATACATACACATAGATTTAGGAAGACATTTGCATCTATACTAATTGAGAATGGTTTAAATATTGATGATTTACAAAAGATATTTGACCACTCAAGAATAGAAACAACGATAAAATACGTTCAACATAATGAAAAACGTGCTTTACAGGAATATAAGAAATACAATGATTGGGGTTTGAATTAGTACTTATTATCCTAACGTTTTTAAAACACCAATTAGTTTGTCAAGATCAACTTTATCGACTTCAAAGTAGTTTTGTTCAAATTGTCCATATCCATGTTCGAAACCACCAGTTACTGATCTAAGGTATAATTTCGAATCCCAAATATGACTAATATCATCTGTGTTGATAATAATTTTTCCTGCAGATGTTTTTAATTCAATAAACTTAGCCATTACCTAATCATCCTCTCTATTTAATAAAAAGACCGCAGTAAAATACGGTCTTTATTGTTCTACTTCATCTTCATCTAATGACTGAAGATATTCTGTATATTTTTTGTATGCTTCTTCGAATCCAAGAAGCTCGTCCGGTGTAACATCCAAGCCAAGACATAATTTTACAATTTGGTCTTGATCTAATTTTCTTTCTTCTGATTCATACCTGGATGCAGCTGCAATGGATACACCTAATAATTCTGCAATATCTTGTTGTCTTAGACCCTTATCAAGTCTAATTTCTTTGAGTTTTAACATTTTACCACTCACTTTCATTGACATATTGGTAAATATGCAATATAATTGTTTTAAACTTACCGATTTGGTAATAGAGTAGTCCCCGACAGGATTGCTAAAAAGGGAAAAGATATGAATAATAAATGGTGCACAATACAAGGATTGAACTTGTGACCCCCTGCACGTCAATTAAACTATCTTATCCCAGGTTATGAGACCAGGGATTTTATATTAGAGGTGCTTATGCAAGAAACTGTATTGATGAATAAACTTTATGCAGAACTTGAAGTGAACAAGCTTGGTGAACATCGCAAGTTTAAATTTATTAAAGAGCATTTAAAAGATGATCAGAAAACAATAGATTTCCTAGTTAATCATCTCGGGTATAAAAGATGGCAAGCAAATCAAATTGCATATTCTATACAACACAGAAAAAACGCATACTACAAGAAAAAAATTAATACTTCGACAATAGACAAAGAAAGTTAAATGTTTAGAGGGTGTCGAAGCTCATAAAATAGTTAACTTGCTTTGTGTGTTGTTAGACACAAACATCCCCCAAGTTTCTTACCTCCCTTATTTTCCGGATTTACTAACTAATCCCCAGTTAGTGGATTCGGGAAGTGCTTGACATCGATACACTCCATGTAATCTACTCAAGCACTTCCCGAATCTAAAAAAGATTACATGGAGGAAATAAAAATGATTTGTTTATTTAAAATCAACGGAAAAATCGCATCACGTAAGAAAATCACAAATGCAATTTACTGCCTGGAACAAAACCAAGAAAATGAAATATCTGAGTTATTTGAAACTGGTTCAGTAGATGCACAGAACATCTTCAATGAGGGTAATGCTGATGCAACAATTCAGATTGTTGAATTACCTAATCTAGATAAGGCAACAATTAAGTTAGCTCTATTCTCAACATTAAGTTGTATTGGTGAAGATTCACCGGATGGTTTACCCGAAAGATATCATCAAATATTCAAGAGACTAGGAAATGAGTTAATTGATATGGATATTGATTATGATAAAGTACTAAGCAAATTAGTAAAGCTTGCTGAGGTAATACAATGATGAAGAAATACATGATAGAGCGTGATAACAAATTCTTCTCAAGCTTTGGAAATGACTTTGATAAAAAAGGTAGACAAAAATTAAAACCAATCTACAGCTTAAAACAAAATGCAGTTTACTTTAGTTCCTTATCTGATGCACAAATTACAGCTTCTAGAGTCCAGGGTAAAGTAATAGAGATTAAAGGGTGATTATTATGGATGTTAAATCTACTGAGTACTTACAATTCGTAAAGGTCAAATGGCCTGGCAAAAAAACTTATGACATTGAAGTTTTAAATAAGGATGGTAGTCTAACTTTGGGTTATATCAAATGGTGGGGACCATGGTGGACATACACATTCCATACAATAAGTAACATTGTTTTAGATCCTAAGTGTTTAAATACAATTACAAGTTACATTAATCAACTTATGGAGGAACGTAAGCAATGATAAATATAATTATTGGTTTTGGTTTTGGGCTTATAAGCGGAGTGTTTATTGGACTGTTTCTAGCATCATATTTAATTATTAAGGATTTAAAAAAATGAAAATCAAACGAAGTGAAATCTTAGAGCAAATAACATGGCAAGATATGATGCAATTACTTCTACCAGAAGAACAAATACCACTCATGGAAAAAGACATTGCTAAGTTTATGAGCTATAACCACAAAGTGCCTCAATCTGTCTTAACTGCTGTTTTGATGAAAGCAATTATCACAGCAAAAAGAACGCATGGTGCTAATACACTCATCAATGAAGCCTACTTAAACATTACTTTTAAATCGTTTGTTATGGATAAGAAAAAAGAACGCATTATCATTCGTACAGCAAGCCAGGCAGCTGCAAAACTAGATAAAGAAATAAGTGATCTAAAACAAAACAAAATTGTTAAACCAGTTGTTACCAATCCTGATTGGGTTGATGAAGTTATGAATGAATTAGTTGAAGCGTTTGAAGCACAATAAATAAATTAAGGAGTATGTATGAAAAAGTTAATTAATCAGTTTATTTACATCGATGAAAACAACCCAAGGGTTTTAATGGAACCTGGTATTTTTATTGCTGTAAAACTGATTAATTTATTTATACAAACTTATATCTCAAATGCTAAAATAACGTATTCAAATGATGAACTGATTGGTAAGATGGGTTGCTCACGAAGTGGTTTATATGATGCATTTAGAGTGCTTGAGCGTGAAGGATTAATCAAACGTATCTATTCAGATACTAAAAAGAGAAACCGCACTGAAATTGAATTTAACATCGATTTAGCTGCTTCCTGGTTAAAACTTACTATCTATGATAAAGCATATAAGAACGCTCCAAAACGTTCACTTTTAAGGGCTGTTGTATCTCAGACAATGATTATCATTAAAGATACTAAAGAGCGTATTTTAGAAGCTGTAGGGGTTCGCAAATCTAAAGATAGAAAACAACGCATCGAGCAAATAGTAAAAGAAACTGAACGTAATTATAATCGTTATGTTAAACACTTGAAGCAAAGAAAAATTAAACAAGATAAGATAAATGCGACTAGAAAAGAGTCTATTTTAAGACATCACTTGATACTTGGTTCAATCGACTGGATCAAGTCTTTAGGTATGGAACCTAATCCACCTGATACATTAAAAATTGCATAAAATGAAAATGAGAACATCATCTGTTCTCGTTTAGTCTTTTCATTAAATTGATAAATGATCATCAAATTCACAAAATGGCCAAGTAGGTCATTTTTTTTCGTTCAAAATATTCATTCGTTCGCATGTCAAATAATCAAGGTTGTTAAATCGCATGTCATTATATATATTCGTTCGCACCATAGTATTAGGCTTTAAAGTAATAAATTACTTATAAAGCTATATTAGAAACATAAATGTAGCGGTTCAGTGACTCACATCTTTCAGATGTTCGGGCCATTTATAAAAATGGATACAAAGATATATATAAATTAATGGATAGCTTATCCATTATATCCCGCTGGCCATTGGGTATGCTATTCCATTGAATATCTTCTAGTCAATAGTAACTACATCTACAAAAACAAAAACTTTATAAAATACATGCTGTCGCATGTTGCACCTTGGATTCCATAATTTGGAATCTAGTTGATCTAGTTTAAATAAGTTCAAACTTGAAGTGATTATATTTTTTTAGTTGGTAACTTCTAATCAATGTCATAGTAGTTTAGAATACTACAACGTTTAAACAGATAACTTGAAAGTCGCCGGCCGAAATTTAGATATTTTTATACAAAAGTTTATAACCTAGTTTGATAGGTTTTTATTCAATTGATAAATTGAACATGAGGAGTCTAGTTACTCCATCAAAATTAAAAGGAGGATTTAGTTCATGGCTAGATCTAAAAAAGGAAAAAATTTGATTTATGTTTTATTAGGGCTCGTAGGACTATTAGCATTCTTTGTCTTATTCGTGCCAACTTTAACTATTAGTGCTTCTACTCCTGTATGGTTAGAAAACACAATTACCTATGCTACTAGCTTTAGAGATGCATTCAATGTGTCTGGTATGGTTTATATGGTGATTTTACTTGGTGTATTAATTGCATACTTACTATTAAAGTACTCTAAAACTCGCCAAAACAAAGATGCACTTAAAGTTGTACTAGCTGTAGTGATCGCTTTTGCAGTGTATCTATTATTTACACCTGCACTAGCTGCAGCATTCAGTGACCAAGTATGGTTAGTTGATTTTAGTAAACTAGCAACTGATATCACATCATTTATTGACACAAACAATGGCTTTTTAACGATTATTGCTGGTTTAGGTGCACTAACATTCTTTATTGTTAAAAAATCTAAATAAGAGGCTGGTTTTAATATGAAAAAATTACTTACAAGTTTGATGCTGTCAACAGCATCTTTCATGTTGTTACTGACTGTTTCTAATAAAGCATATGCTTATGAAGAAACTGAAACCTTTACATTTGAAATTTACAACATGAATAGTGTTGTAGCAAATCCAGGTTTATATAATTACTTAGTTGATCTAACTGATGGTTATGGTTATGGACAAATGCAACACGTTACTGTAGACATTAGCTTATTAGATTATAATACTGCGTATTTAGAAAAGAATTTAAATGGATTTAATTTATTCTTTACATCTGATACGGGTGTTTATGAGTTTGGTATAGATGCATCAGGTAATATTGAGTTGTTAAATGATCCTGTCGCACATGATGAGTACTCACTAACATTTACAGGTTTAAACAATGCGTATCAGGATTTGTTCTATGAAGAAATAGTTGTAGAGTTTGAAATTGTTAGTTTTGACTCACTTGAGGGTGTTGGCACACTAGATCCAAATCCATACGTGGTATTAAGTGAATTACTAACTGAGAATTATGAATATAATGAAACAATAGCACCGTTTATATGGGTCAATGATGTACAATACCAAAATTATTATAGTGTTTATGACATTGGTAGTGATCTTGCATTAATTGAAATAGACGGTCCTACTCTAAATATATATAGTGATAGATTTGAAGAATATAATGAAACCTTTGACGTTGGTGATGAATTTAGAATTATATTTAAAATTTATAAAACATGGACTCAAGCTCATGACTATGGACGTATCAGAACAAACGCCTCAACACTATACTTAAATCAACAAAGTGATACTTCAGCATTACTATCTCATTCAGAATCTACAAATGTAATTAATGTAAATAATATTGCAGTGGGTGATGAAATTGTGATGCAATCACCTTATACTGATTTTTCAGTTAGCTATGGTAATGTAGGTTTTCCTAGAACTTATTTAGTAGAACAAGAAAACATTGCAGCTGTAAAAATGATTAAGAATAGTTCAGACAATACAAACTACACTTTCATTTTATTTTATTGGGAAAATGGCAGTGTTGTATCAAGAACAGTCAACAACATAAATTTAGCGAATAGAAATTCACTCAACATCAAGTTTGATGGTGGATTTAGAAAAGCACTTAACTACTCTGATGTCATGGTAGCTAATGTTGATTTATTAACTCCGCTCGAAGATTTCTTACCTAATATGGTGGCTTGGGATGCTATTGATGGTGACATATCAGATTCTATTGTTATTACTGATAATGATGGATATAGTCCTGATACTGTTGGTATTTATAATGTAGAGTTTTCAGTTACTAATTCAAACGGACAAACATCTTCTATTATTGCACCAGTACATGTTGTTGATATTGTAAATCCAGTAATCAATGGTGTTTCTGATACAGTTCACATTTCATATGACCAAACATTTAATGTAACTAATTGGGTTAACTCTTTAACTGTTTCAGATAACTACTATACAGGTCTTTCTATTTCTATCAAAGAAAATACATATACTGTTAACAAAAATAAACTGGGAACTTATAAAATTACAGTACAAGCTGTAGATCCATCTGGAAACATTGGAACTTTAACAAGAACTATTGTTGTTAATGATGGTATCGGCCCGGTATTTAATGGTATCAATACTATTACAGCATCCATTAATGAGAATATAACTGTAGAACAAATAAAGGCCGGTTTAGCTGCAATTGATGCAATCGATGGCAATGTAACTACTTCGATTGTGGTTGATTCAGATAATTTAACTGGTAAAGCAAATACTGTAGGTGTTTATGAAGTTGTATTCAGAGCCGTAGATGCTGCAGGTAATCAAACATTCCATACAGTTACAGTTTCAATCGTTGCTTCACCTCCAGGATTCTATATTCTAAATTCAAACTCTGTAAGACTGTTACCAGGTGCAAACTTAACTATCGAACAGATTCTTAATATACTAAATGCATCAGATGCGGAAAATATTTCTACGAACTATACTGTTTCTGTTCCAGGTACATATAATTTAAGTTTTACATTATATGGTGAATCACATCAAGTTTCAATAACTGTACTAGGTCAAAATGATTCAATTATACCTACACCAGTTATCCCAGGAGAATCCAATCCAGGCTTTAACATTACTTATGCACTTATTATTGGATTATCAGCAATTGCTTTATTAGCAACAACTGTCACTATTTTAAATAAAAAAAGAAAGTAATTAGAGGTAAACATATGAGAAAGTCGATCTCTTTAATCGTACTCATCATATGCACTATTTTATTTGTAACTAAACCGGGTTATGCAATAGCTGATACTATTCATGGCCCGGATATAGTACATAAGCAAACATCATCTATTGTTACGATAAACGACATCATATTACTATATGAATCAGATGGTAGATTTGTAAGTGTTGCTGAAGATGGTTATAGTGGAAATGGTGCTAGAGTCGGTACTTATCAAGTTGTATTAGCTGCAACAGATGGTATAAGCACAATTAATCGTACCATCCAAGTAAAAGTACAAAACGATATCGGAAACATTACTTTAGTTGGTGATGGCAATATTTACCTGAGAACTGACCAAATACTTGATTTTACTCAAATTAGAAAGGTTTTATCTAATGTTGGATATATCAATGTTTCAGTCGGTTCAGGATACTCAATGATTTTAGATACATATACCGGAAATGAAAGTACAACCGGAATATATGATTATCAATTTAAACTCATATCCACTTCAGGCTATATACAAGATGTTGCCATAAAAATATATGTATCAGATGATTTCACGAAGTTTAACACCGAAGATATCATCAAAG